AAGAATGGACGCGAGATTTATACAGCGTCGTCGATGTATTTCTTTTATCGCACCGGTATGAAATCCGTATACCGGATTGACCGCGCCAAATACAATGTATGTAAATGGATTGACAAGCAATGTGCGTTATACAAGCGGCAGTATGGCGATGAACCCGAGCTCACCGAGACACACAATGATATTTACGACTTTATCTTACACAAGGTGGACGGCGAGCCTTATACGCGTATTCATCGTGGTGATTTTTCGGCGCGGACACATACATTGATTACCGAGAATTATCGCAAATTCGCGAAATCATATCAAATCGCCGATAAAGCTGAACTCACGGTTTGTTTTAACGCGCCCGATGCGCCCGATGCGCCCGCGAACACCCCCGAGACATTTACAATCAACCTGAAATCACCACATCATTTTTTCCTTGAAAAGAACGAGATACTCGACAAGAAATTTCTACAGTGGAAATTATACAATGAATTCGGGCGAAAGGATGTTGCCAATTATATCGGAATGCCGTTTTCCAATTACAAGCTCACTATGTTTTATAATGAATGTATGAAGTCGCAAATTCCCAATGTAAAGGACGACAGTTATCCAGTGTATCAGTTAAATGACAGTCATTCCATTCTTATTGGAAGTCGGTATGTTGTCAAGGTAGACACTGTATTGAGATGTCCCGTATTGGAATCAAATGAACAACCGGTGTTTGATATTGACGGAATTCTTTCCAGTTATTACGATTGCTCGGACTCGGCCAGTGACAGCGACGACTACGACGGTGACAGCGACAGCGACAGCGACAGCGACAGCAGTGGAGTGAGTGATATCGGTGCACTGGACGTGGACGTGGACGTGGACGTGGACGTCAGCGCGGACACGGACGCCGATGAGGACACGACAACATTAGACCCTGAATTTGAACTCATTGAAGGCGAAACGTCAAGACAGTGAATAAAGAGTATAAAAAAAAATTGATAGTATAATATACGGTGTGTATTATCCCATCCACATCATTTACGGAAATTCTTCGATCCTCGTTCGACCATACTACAAACAATGACAACAACCATCGCCGCCGATTCTGCCGCCGAAGCCACGGCACCATTTCACAAACTGTCGCATCGCTGGACTCTATGGGCGCATCTTCCCCACGATACGAATTGGGCCGCGTCGAGTTATAAGAAAATCTACGAGTTTGATACCGCAGAACAAGCCATCGCTATATTCGAAGTCCTGCCACCCAAACTCGTTATGAATTGTATGTTGTTTCTGATGCGGTCGGGTATTGTCCCGATGTGGGAAGACGCTCAAAACCGAAACGGTGGCTGCTTCTCATATAAGGTCGCAAATAAGGAGGTAAATAGTGCGTGGAAACAATTGTCGTATGTGACAGTTGGAGAGACGATTTCTACCAATATGAATGTGATTCCCATTGTGAATGGAATCACTATTTCACCGAAGAAGAATTTCTGTATTATAAAAATCTGGATGGCGAATTGTAATTTCCAAAATGCGGGGGTCATCCGCGAATTGGAGGGAATTACGGCACACGGGTGTTTGTTTAAGAAGCATACGCCGGAGTACTAGTCGCTCCCCCGCTCATCGCTCCCGCTCCCCCGCTCATCGCTCCGTCACTTCGTTCCGCCGCGATTCACTCCTCCGCTGCTTCCGCTCCCCCTCTCCATCGCTGCGCCCGCTGCGCGGCTCCGCGATTCCGTTCCTCCGCTGCTTCGCCGCTCAATTTGGGGTTTAGAGTGGTGTTTACAAATAATAATGCTAATTGACAGCCTTATTATTTTTATTATTATTATTATTATGATGCCGATTAGAGCGGCGAAGCAGCGGAGGAGTGAGTCGCGGAGCCGCGCAGCGGGTGAAGCGATGAGCGGGGGAGCGGGAGCGGCGAAGCAGCGGAGGAACGGAATCGCGGAGCCGCGCAGCGGGCGGAGCGATGGAGAGGGGGAGCGGGAGCGATGGAGAGGGGGAGCGGGAGCGGGGGAGCGGGAGCGGGAGCGAACGCATCATTGTATCCACCCGCGATCCCGTATATAATTTGGCGCTCTACAATCCATTATATTCATACCATTACAATCCGCGATATAGCACGTATTGATATAGGGTGGCTCGCGAATATTCTCCTGAAACAAATAGATAACTTCTGGTTCGTCGTCCGGTAAATCAATACAGATGTCTATAATGAAACCTTCGTCATCGTCGTCGTCATCTGCGCGATCCGCGTCATTCGCGTTATTCGCGTCTGTGCCGATGGACACAATCAAACATTGATTTTCTATCTTTACGTTAACTTTATCTTTATTCGCCAGAATCCATTGATTGCGTGAATTCGGACTCACCGACAATGTATAAGTAATCCCGACAGGAAAATAATGGAGCGGAACAATGTCTTCATCACGCGATGAAAAATGAATCGGAATACGAACTTTACGCAGGGTATAATCCGTATAAGGTTGGAGTGATTCAGGGACGGGGACCAGCGCGCCACCAAGCGCTGCTGCGCGTGCCTTTATATCCGCGCGAACATTGTATAATAAGAAATGATACATATCATTGGTAGGCCCATTGTCGATGTTTGTGTAGGGTTTATTCACTAAAAAGGATAAAAGACAACCGAGTAGAAGCGGGCTTCGTGGGCGCGTATGCTTCATAAATGCTTGAAATACACTGGGGCTACCGAGACTCAAACAAGAATAAAATGTAGGCGTCGGCGACGGCGAGTGCGAGTGCGAACGTGTCATCTGCTCTAATGATCGAAACGGCACCAAATCAATATCCGCATAGATACCGCCGTGGATATATAATTTACACAACCGCCATAAATCGGCCTTATACATCCCTCGCGGAATATACTTGAATAACTCCGCAATATTCGGGTTGAATTCCTTCGCAAGAAACGCAATACAATCCGCATCTAGACTGAAGTCAATATTGGCCGGAGGGTTTAATGCCAACCACGACCGGATAACCGATTCAGGTGGAAGAGAATGATAGGTCATATAGATTGTCGGGGAATCCGGATTCATTTCTAATATACATAATACTAGGAATATTCGTTTTATATATATATATCGATCGCTCCCGCTCCCCCGCTCCCCCGCTCATCGCTCCCGCTCATCGCTCCGCTGCTTCGCGGCTCTGCGATTCACTCGTCCGCTGCTTCGCCGCTCCCGCTCCCCCGCTCATCGCTCCGTCACTTCGTTCCGCCGCGATTCACTCCTCCGCTGCTTCGCCGCTCGATTTGGGGTTTAGAGTGGTGTTTACAAATAATAATGCTAGTTGAGAGCCTTATTATTATGATGCCGATTGGAGCGGCGAAGCGCGAACGAGCGTAGTCGCGGAGCCGCACAGCGGGCGAAGCGACGTAGCGAGTGAGCTAAGAAGACGGCAATGGCGACAAGCACAATTTAATCGTCCCCAGCGACGCGACATAATACTTCACAACAAGCGGCATATCATTATCCAAATACATCTCGATTTGATTACACAAGTTCGTACACTTAATGAAATATCCCAGGTTTTTCAGCGAGAACTCGCCCTGAATAATCTTCCCCGAGTCCTTCTTATGAAGAAACTCCATACTTCCGTCCGACTCCACGCGCCTCACCTCCGCCGTCGCAAACTGCCCCGAGCATCGGAATATCAGTTCATTCCCCACCGATTTAATCTCCAGTTTCTCCGAAATACACGAGAGGTCGCGGATAATCTTCTGAAAATCGCACGATGGGAGGTTAATGACGCTAGAAAACGCGACTTGCGGCTCCACCAAGTCCTCGGGGTCGGGCTCGATAAGTCGCAACTTCTGGGTCTTACACTGCTTGATATCGCCGTTCTCGAATTTAAGGCCGAGGTAGGACACAACGCCATCATTATAATCCTTCTTCTCAATATAGATGGTGAGGGTATCGTCATTGTCAATCGAATTGATGAGTTTAAACAAGTGGAACATATTCACGCCGATGATGATTTTATCCAAGGCGCATTCGTAGAGTTCAAAATTCACGGCTTCCAGAAACATATGCGCCAACATCGTGTGAGATTTATCCATATTGATGATGCGAATCCCGTCTTTCTGAAATGTGATGTTTGTCTCAATGAGGATTTCTTTTAGCGCGCACATCAACGTTCGCACAGGGGCGATTTGGACGGTTTTAATAACGAGAACATTATCAGATCCGGAGCCGGATCCGGCGGCGCCGCTGCCACTGTAGGAGTCTGACGAGGCGACGGCGGCTCCGGCTGCGGCTCCGGCTCCGGCTGCGGCTCCGCCTCCGCCTCCGGTGTGTTGTGCGTTTGAATTGGAAAAACTCATCTCTTTATACATAACATTTCAAAATCTTTATATCTATTTATGCGTATAGTATAATGAAGGTAGACTGAAATGACAATACATACTCATAAGAAAAGATCTCGAACGACAGTGCGAACGACGACTCATACGCGTCGTCGAATACCACGTCAAGGAAATGCCCGGGCTGCCACCAACGACGGCTGGATTCGCGTAACCATCCGCGGCGCCCCCTATGAGCGCGGGGTTTCCCACGGAAAGCAAATCCTCGCCGCCGACCCCGCAATGTTCACGCGAATGTTCTCCACCTACGATTTTCTCTTTAAGGAAGGATACGGTCGTGATATTGAGTTCTTCTACGGCCTCTGTGACGACTTTTACCGAGGCATCATCAAGCGCCGTTTCCCGAAGATATTCCGAGAGATGGAGGGGATTGCGGCGGGGGCTGGTCTCGATGTGTGCCAGGTCATTCTCGTCAATGTCTATATGTCGCTCCCCTACTTCTACGCACACATGTTGCGTTATATTGACACGCCGAAATACCGCGGGAAATACGCGGACGTCATCCGTGACGAACTCGCCATCGCCGCCAACCCCGCCGCCCTCTCCGCCCGCGCCGCGCGCTTGGACGAATTCAAGGACAGGTGTTCGCTCATTATGGCCGTGGGGCCGGGGTGGACGAAAGACGGCGGGATTGTATGTGGGCATTCCTCCTTTAGCAACTTCCTGGACGCCCAGTTTTGTAATGTCCTCCTTAGGATTGAGCCGGAGGCGGGGGATGGGTGTGCGATGGTGATGCAGTGTGTTCCTGGTGGTGTCTGGAGTATGACCGACTTCTTCGTAACGAGCGCGGGAATCGTCGGGAGCGAGACGACCATCCGCGGATTCAATGCCTTCAGGCTGCGCGACCCTATTTGCTGCCGCATCCGCGAATGTATGCAATACGGGAAGACTTTAGAAGAATATGCCGAGAGATTACAGAAACGGAACTCGGGGGATTATGCGTGTTCGTGGATGTTCGGGGACACGCGCACGGGAGGTGGTCGCGGCGGGCCACGCATTATGCGTGTAGAACTCGGCCTGAACTACGTGAATGTAGAAACGACGCGCGACGGGTTCTTCGCGGGGTTCAATTCAACCTATGACGAGAGAATTCGGAATATTGAATGCTCGGGTGCTTTGTCATCCAAGGCCGCATCGAGGGACGCGACGGGTGCGGGGATGATTGACGGGGGTGACGGGTTCCGTGACATCACGTCCAGTATCGGGAACCGCCGCGTCCAATTGGAGAAACTGGCGGAGAAGTATCGCGGGAGGTTGGATACGTCGGTGGTGAAACGCGTTCTCTCCGACCATTATGACAATTATTTAGGAAAAACGGTGGCGAATTCGCGGACGGTTTGTAAACACGGATGCGGAAGCGGAAGCGGAGCTGGAGCTGGAGTGGACTCCGGCTCCGCCTCCGCTCCCTTCAAACCCGTGGGTGCGTATGACACAAAAGTCGCGGATAGTGCGTCCATTCGCCGGATGTCGTTTTTGGCGCATTGGGGGCCACCGTGCGGGACGCCCTTCATTGTGAAGGAGCATATGAAGAAACACCCGGTGTGGAAGGACTGGGCGGAATATTTAGCGGATTTCCCGAGGAGGGGGTGGGTGGAGGCGTGACTTTAGGAAGAAATCGCGTTCTACGAGACGGCGTTGAAAAAACGTGGTTGAATTGATTCTCAATATTGGAAGAATAAAATATTGAGAATATGTATAAGAGACGATAAGAAAGAATGGCGACCGAAGAAGAGGCAAGAACATTAGAATTAGCAAGAAAGACATTAAATGCCCTCAATAACGGACCCGGAGCCAAGCTCGATACTGGAGCCGAGGTCAATACTGGAGCCGAGGTCAATACTGGAGCCGACACCCAAGAAACCCCATCTCCAATTTCTCAAGAGAAACAAACCGCATTAGACGCCGCCAAAAAAGCAATGGAGGAAGCAGGCGATGACCCAGCAAAACAAGAAGCAGCACAAAAACTCTTAGATGAAGCAAACGCTATGGCCGGCGGCCGCCGTCGTTCCAAGCGCCGTCTCCAAAAGAAGTCTGCCAAGAAGTCCAAGAAGTCCAAGAAGGGCGGCCGTTCTCGCAAGAACAGCTCCAAGAACCGTCGCAAGCTTTCGCGCAGGCGCTAAATCGGTTATTCCATTATTTTTTCAGCAGTGTAGCAAAAATAATGGGCGTGCGTGGTTAACGGCGGCGGGTGGTGCGGCGTTTGGTGGAGTGGCGACGGGTGCGGGTTGCGTCACGAGTATAACGGTATTTGCGCTTATTCGTTTTTGTTGGTCGTTTTCCACCAACATCGGCGTCGGCGTCGGCGTCGGCGTCGGCGTCGCCTAAACTGTGTATGTTATCTAGTAAAGCAATCACCCTCGTATTTGATATTTCCATTCCATCGTGTTTAACCGTTTTCCCATCTAACGAACAATAATCAACAGTTCCATCTTTACCACTGAAAGTCGGAAGTAATCCGTTGTCCTTAAATAAATCCACAGCAGTGTCGTCTTTCGGAATAATTATATTATGAGTTATACCTTCTTGCTCGAAAAACCACAACAATTGGTATATTTTTTCAGCATCTGACCTCTCGTACCTACGCGCGTTATGAATAATATGTTTCAATAAATAGATATATGTTAAAGTTGGACCTCTACGGATTGTAATACATTCTTTGGTTATTGGATTATAGTGTTTATAATGGTCGTTCGTCATTAAAGATGTTTTACACGTATTCATAAAATTTGTGAAATATTGACCCCTTTTAGAATTTAACGTATCGCGATTTTCAATATAATATCTTACAAAACCGTGATAATTACGACTGTGTAAAAGTTCTCTTACTTTACCAACATCGGTATTTTTTGAACGAGGGGTTGGTTTCGGAAATACATCATCCATAAAATATATAAACCCGATTCAATAGTTATATAATATTCACAAATTTAAAATACCAAAATGTCGTGTGCTGCCGCTTCCCTCCCCGACACCATCGCCATTCTCTCGGAGATATGGAATACAAACGCGGCCATCCCCGGCAACGAGTACATCCTCGAACGAATCCACGCCTACGTGAAGACCCAGCTCCCGCAATCCATCAAAAACTACCAGACCGCGCACGCCGAACGCGAAACCCGGAAGAAATCTCTCGCAGTGACCGCCGACGAAATCACGGAGACCTTCCTAAACAAGACCAAATATTTCTATTGCGCGGCGTCCGAGTTGTATTTCACGTATAACAACCAGGTCCGATATTCGTTGATACACGAGGATGAGATTCATCACCGCATTCTCTCTTTCACCTCGTCCGCACCCAGCACCTTCGGTGCTTCCGCGGACTCGGTGACTATCTCGGCGCCTGTCTCGGAAGCCTCTTTCACCTCCGGCACCAAAGGTGCCTCGGTGACTATCTCGGCACCTGTCTCGGAAGCCTCCGGCGCCAAAGGCGCCTCCGCATCCTCATCAGTCGCCTCGTATGGTGGCGTGCTCGGTGACGCGACTATAGTAAGTGCGAGTGCAATTGGTGGCGCGAATATGGGCGCGGTTGACGGTGCTAACATTACCACAAGCATTAGGTATAAGATTAAAAACAAAATCATCAAAAGCATCCAATCCCGCGATATTCTCTCTTCCATCCCCGAATCCCGCACCATCCAGAATGTCATCGGGCTCCTCTACCCCGCGCTCTTCCGCACCCGCGATCACGCCAAGTATTTCCTCACCATCCTCGGCGATATTCTCCTAAAGAAGTCCGCTTCCGCGTCGGCTTCCGCTCTCGTATACTTCGTCCCGCCCCTCGCCAAGGAGTTCATCAAAGACCTCGGCGCGGAGTGTGGCGGTATCTTCGGGATAAACTCCGGCGCGTTTTCCACCGCATTCAAGTTCAAATATTACGATCATCAGTATAAGGATTGCCGGATTGTGGATATTCACGCCACTGCCGCAGCCGCAGCGTCGTCGTCGTCGTCGTCGTCGCCCGCGTCCGCTTCCGCGCCCCTTCTCCGTCTCTCGCACCTCCCCGATTTGAAATCCGCCGTGATTGACCTATTCTGTGTTGCCGCGCATTATTCGCACCGGTTCGGAAGTGCGGATGGGTTTTTAGAACATCATTGTAAGACGCCGGAGGTCGCCACCCACGCTCGTTTTTTGTGTGAACGCACCGACCAACAAATCATCAGCGAGTTTGTAGAATACGCGACGGAGCCCGCCTCCGCGGACCACGAGATTTCAATGACGAATATGCTGTATCTGTGGAAGATGTATCTCTCGGAGTTTCGTTTGCCAACGATGTTTTTTGCCGCGACATTGCGGGCGAAGTTGGCGGATTATGCCGGGTCGACGGCGTCGGACGTCTTCCCCCACCGCACCAGCCGCTACCTCCCCGTCGTCAGCCAGTTCCGCCAATTTTGGGGCGAGCATTGCGTCGTAAATGATACGGAAATAGAGTTGGAAATTGATGAACTTTCGACACTATTCAAGGACTACGCGGTCGCTTCCGCCGCCGCCGCCGCCGCCGCCGCCGCCACGTCGGCTCCGCTCGGTTCTGCGTCGGCGTCTGCATCGGACGCGACTCTTCTCGGCATACTCCGCCATTTCTACCCCGATGTCGTTATTGAAGACAATAAGTATATCCTAAATGTGGGGTGCGAACTCTGGAATAAGAACGCCGAAATCAACGAATACCTAGAACAATTCCGCGACCACTGTGTCGCCCTAAATCTCTCGTTCCCACAACCATTATACAACGCATACGAATATTATTGCGGGATGTGCTACTTGGCGGCGAAGCGGCGCATTATTAGCAAGCGGTATTTTGAGAAGTATTTCGTGGAGGAATACGCGGAATACCTGGACGAGAACGGGATGATTACGATAAAGTGGTGGGGTGCGTCGCCTTCGCCAGACGGCACGGATTACGAAGATGACGCAGAGATGGACGACACACATACATTGTCATAAAAATTATAGAGAATTGGGTGCGTCTCTTTCTTCGCCTCAGGATGAAACATAAAACCGTAGACGCGACCCTTTTCAAATTCAAACGCACACGCGTGGCGACGACCGTCGCGAAACTTTGTAATCCACGCAATCTCTCGGACACATGTTCCAGTTTTTGGCGGATGCGGCGCCACCGGAAGTTCATGGAAATAGAATTGCGGCGTTTCGTGCCGGTCTTGACCCTTAAATAATTGTGATACCGAGAGATTCAATTCGACATCACGAGCCCCAGTCCATAGCGTATCGTATGACCGAAGTGTTCCGCCATAATACGTCATTAGGAACTGACATCCGTGGCATATCCCTAGCACGGGTGTAGTCGGAAAATGGAATAGATAATACAGTTCGAGATTGAGTTCAGGTTGAGGTTCGTTCGGGTGGATACGAAAACGAGCGCCAGGTAGTATCAATCCACGGATATCTTTGCGGCGTTTGTGGTTAATATCGGGGTCACATTTCCCGACGATTTCATATGGAATATCTCGTGCGTCGAGACATTGAAACAAATACGCGAGTTTGTTGGCTGTATTGGGGGTTGTGTCACGCGTAATCACGAGTAACATATTATTATTATACGGTGATAATAATAATAATAATAATAATAATAATAATAATAATAATAATACTAATAATAATAATAATAATAATAATAATAATAATAATAATACTAATATGAAGAACCATAATTACCCATTGACGACCCGCCGCCGCCACCGCCGCCTTCGACCTTCATAATCCGCCCCCCTTCAATGTATATCTTTTTATGAAACGAAGCCGCGAATCCGGAGTCGTGTGTCACCACAATCATCGTAGTCTTTTTCGCCATTTCATCCATCATCTGGATGACATATTTCTTATGAAACGCATCCACGGCAGCGGTCGGTTCATCCATAATCGTAATCGGTTTGTTACTCAAGTAACTCCGCAATAAATAAATAATCTGGCGTTGTCCGCCGCTCAATTTCTCGCCTCTCGCACCCGCCATCGTATCCAGTCCCTGGGGCAGTTTTTTAAATACATTCATTATTTTCAGTTGGTCCAGGATTTTGACGACTTCTTCTTTCGGTGTGTTGGTCGCGTAGCATATATTATCCAGCACCGACCGATTGAATAACACCACTTTTTGCGACACAATGGATAATTTGCTTCGCAGGTATTCGCGGTCGATGTTGCGACTATCTTCTCCGTCAAAGAGAATCTGCCCCTCGGTAGGTTTGAAGAACCCGGACAACAGTTTGATAATGGTGGATTTTCCGCTGCCGTTTGTTCCGATAATGGCGACCCGGTCGCGCGGGTTGATTTTAAATGAGACGTTGTCAAGGGTTTTCGGGGGGTCTTCGCCGGATATGTCGGTAGCGGTAGCGGGCGCGACCGCGCCGTATCTAAACGACACATTTTTGAACTCAATATCCCCCGTAATCGGTATATCTGTTTTATGCCCGGTCGCATCGGCCTTCTCCACTAAAAGGTTGCGAATATTCATTTCATTTTCGGCGAGCTTGCCATACTCCGCAATCACGAGAATGCTTCTCTGCGATGATGTCTTGATATACCGAATGAAAAACAACATAATAATAATGACCTTTATCGCCGAAGTGCTGTCGATTTTATGGTTTTTATACAAACGAAGTATGACGTATACGTATATTACCAGTATGATTGTAACGAGAATTGACATCGCATATCCTCCTTTGGATGTGCTCCATAATTGAGTTTCGTGTGCTTCGTCATATATACTGTGTTTATTCGTCAAGAATTCACGTTCATCCTTGATTTTCTTGGTACATATAATACTGATAGAATTACTCAATACGTCGTCAATGTTCGTCATCAAATTCTTCTCTTCGTTTTCACGGTGTTCGGACGTGTTCTTCGTATCCATTAGGATGTAATAATACATAATGAAAAACAATACGAAAACAAGTAAGGTCATCGCGCCAATCAACGGGTCCAAATAGATAATATACGAGAGAATTACGACAGTCGTGAGGACAAACGTCACAACCCAGTAAATAAACCGCCCGGTAAATGACGTCACTGTATTCGGTATCTTCAATGCCTTAATGATGTGATTAGAGATGTCTTCTTTTTCATAATTCACTTCGATATTCTTGAAGATCACGTCGATTAACTCGAACCGTATGAACTTCTCCATCAATGGATAATAAATCTTGTCGAAATAATTGCTCACCATATACACGGTATCTACGAAGATGCTTAATCCGGCTATCTTCAATAGAATCGTAATCGAATTATTGTATTCCAGATTATTGACGGCGGATGTAAATTTCGAAAATAGGTCTGATAATACAATCATCTCAATGGGATTACATATCAATGTTGTTATGATTGTTATGAATACCCATATTTTGTTTTGTTCTAGGAAATCTAAAATATATCCGACAATAATGTTATTTGTCATAGCGGATATAATACTATTATAACATTCGATAATAATAGTATTACACGCACGGTCGCGGGGACCGGCACCGGCGCACCTTAACGTCTCTTGGGGGTATTGACGAGACGGTGACGCTTGCCAGTCTTGGCGTTAATCTTAATGGCGCCAAACTTGCCCTTACGAGCAGTGTAGCCATACTTACGCAGACGGTTCTCCTTCTTTGCGGTCATGTGCTTCTTTGCGGAGACGACGCGGCCGTGCTTGTTGAAAATCAGCTCTCCGCGGGTGAGACCACCGGGGGTCTTGTAGGCAGTTCCGTGCCACACCTGGGCGCGAGACCCCTCCAACATTTCGTATTTCTTGCCATGCATGTGGTAGTAACCATCATCACTGCGGTCGCAACGTTTCACCATTTTGCTAAATCTCTCGTTATAATCTATCATTAGAAAATATCGCTCATTCATTCGCTCATTCATTCGCTCATTCACTCATTCATTCGTTCATTAGAATGAGTTCGTCACCGGCGCGCCAAAACCGCCAGGAGCTCCCGACCACCGACCGAATCGATTCAGATTATTCACCGCATATACTTTTTTCACATTTTTGGTTTCGGTAGCGACGCGGATATCTTGCGCATACCGCATCTTCTTTGTTATATTTGTATTATTCGTGGATGTCGCCATTCCGGCGGTAGGATTCCCGAGGTTTGGGCATTTATAATATGGAACGCGGTTCGGGTCATTTGTAACTACGGGATTGCCCGATGCGTCATATTGGACGAGTGTGTCGCCAATGCGGTAAATATCATTACACGTGAGACCCATCCCGTAGATGGTGCGATAACGTGGAGCAGTCATAGCGGAGCGAGCGAGCGAGCGAGCGAGCGGAGCGGCGGAGCGGAGTGTGTCGTTAGCGATACATATTCACCGCAAAATAAAATTGAACGTGATTTATTCTCATTGTCGGAATGAAGTACGGTTTCATTCATTAATGCCACCCAAAGTCAGTTCTAAATCCGCCGCCGGTGGTGCCGCTACCGAAGACCTCCAGAAATATCAAAAGATGACCGACCGTGAACACATTCTCAAAAAACCCGACACCTATATCGGGACGATTGAACCCGCAGAGACGACGGAATATGTTATGGACGTAGCGCCCCCCGCAAACGGGGACGACGCCGCCGCCACCGCCGCCGCCGCCCCTGCGCTGCTGACCCGACGCAACATCACCTACATCCCCGGTCTCTACAAGCTATTCGACGAAGGTATGGTAAATATGCGCGATCACGTTGTCCGCCAGGCCCAAGCCGTCGCCGACGGCAAACCCGACGCACTCCCCGTCACTACTCTGGAAGTCGAGATTGACCCCATCGACGGAACGATTCATATGACCAACGACGGCAATGGCATCGACGTCGCCCAGCACCCCGAGCATAAACTCTGGATTCCTGAAATGATTTTCGGCCATCTTCGCACATCTACCAACTACGACGAAAACAAGAAGGAGAAAATCGTCGGCGGGAAGAACGGGTTCGGATTCAAACTCGTCCTCATTTGGTCAGTATGGGGTCGCGTGGAGACGGTGGACCATATTCGCGGACTTAAATATATCCAAGAATTCCGGTCCAATCTCACGGAAATCGTGCCCCCCGTGGTCACCAAGTCCAAGGTCAAGCCGTATACGCGCGTCAGCTTTCGCCCGGATTACGCGCGGTTCGGACTCCCCGGCAACAATCTCACCGCAGATATGGTCGCACTGTTCCTGAAACGAACTTATGATATCGCCGCCGTGACCGACAAGACGGTGAAAGTCAAATACAATGGCGCGGTGGTGCCTGTGCGCCATTTCCAGCAGTATGTTGACTTGTATATTGGTGCGAAGGGCGCAGGCGCCGCGGGCGGGGAAGGCGGCGCTGCTGCCGTGAAGCGCATCTATGAGAACCCCGACCCCCGCTGGGAATACGTGGTCTGCCTCACCACCACCGATGAGTTCGCGCACATATCGTTCGTGAATGGCATTTACACACCTCGGGGCGGCAAGCATGTCGAATACATCACCAACCAAATCGTGAGAAAGCTCGCAGAACTCATCAAGAAGAAGAAGAAAGTGGACGTCAAACCCAACACTATCAAGGAGCAACTTATGCTGTTCCTTCGTTGTGATATTGATAACCCGTCGTTTTCCAGTCAAACGAAGGACGAACTCGGCACGGCTGTCGCGAATTTCGGCTCTTCGTGTAAAGTCAGCGACGAGTTCATCGAGAAACTCGCGAAGATGGGCGTGATGGACGCCGCGTGCGCACTCACCGAAGTCAAAGACACGAAAGCCGCGAAGAAGACCGACGGCGCAAAGACGCGCACCATCCGCGGTATCCCCAAACTCGTGGACGCGAATTATGCGGGGTCGCCTGACAAATCCGCGGAATGTACGATTATCTTATGCGAGGGTGATTCAGCCAAAGCGGGTATTATCAGCGGGTTAAGCAAGGAGGACCGGAATTATATCGGTGTCTACCCGATGAAGGGGAAACTCTTCAATGTCCACGGCGAGACGACGAAACGAATCGCGGAGAATCGTGAGATTGCGGAAATCAAGCAAATCCTCGGATTGGAAGCGGGAAAGACGTATACTCCCGCAGACGTTGCCACACGGCTGCGTTATGGCAAGGTCCTCTTTATGACCGACCAGGATTTAGATGGCGCGCATATCCAGGGGCTCGGAATCAACCTCTTCCAGATAGAGTGGCCGTCGCTCACGAAGATTCCCGGGTTCATCGGGTTTATGAATACGCCCATCCTGAAAGCGCGGCGCGGGGCGCAAGAAGTGCTCTTCTACAATGACGGTGAATTCAATGCGTGGAAGAAACAATTTCCCGGTGAAGTCGTCCCCTCTGGTTGGTCGACCAAATATTACAAAGGTTTAGGCACGAGCACCGGGAAGGAGTTCAAGGAGTATTTCGAGCATAAGAAGATGGTCGCGTTCGTCCATACGGGCAAGGAAAGTGACGACCACCTGGATATGGCGTTCAATAAGAAGCGCGCGGATGACAGGAAGGAATGGTTGTCTAATTATTCGCGCGAGGCGTTCCTGGATACATCCAAACCGGCGATTCCCTATGAAGAATTCATCGACCGCGGTCTTATCCACTTCTCCATCTACGACAATGAGCGTTCTATCCCGAATTTGATGGACGGGCTGAAAATCTCGCTGCGGAAAATCCTGTATGCGGCGTTCAAGAAGGGGGGGCTTAAAACCGAAATCAAGGTTGCGCAGTTCAGCGGTTATGTCTCGGAGCACTCGGCATACCATCACGGTGAGGCGAGTCTGAATGCGGCGATTGTGGGGATGGCGCAGAACTTTGTCGGTAGTAATAATATCAATTTGTTAGAACCCAACGGTCAGTTTGGCGGGAGACTTCAGGGTGGACAGGATTCAGCGAGTGAAAGATACATCTTCACCCAACTCAACCGACTGACGCGTCTCATCTACCGCCAAGAAGACGACGCGGTGTTGACGTATATTGATGATGACGGACAGATGGTAGAGCCGGTATACTATGCGCCGGCGATTCCGATGATTCTCGTCAATGGAAGCAAGGGAATTGGGACTGGTTTCAGCACGGATGTTATGCCGCATAATCCGCTTCAAATCATTGCGTATAT